AGGTGCCGTTATTTGGCAGCGGCCGGCCGGGCCGAAACAAGGGGTGAAGCTCATCTCAGTTCTCCTTGGTGGGCTGACTCATGACTTTTCCCAGGCGTCTCGAACGAAGGACATCACGACCATGCCGGCGATGAAGCCGACGGCGAAGGCCGCGAACAGGTCGTCAGGCGTGAAGGTCACGGCCTCGTCTCCTCGGTGGAATTGCTCATGCACTCCCGCACCCGCGCCTCAGCCTGCTGCGCCTCCAGACGCCATCCGCGCGCGACATCGTGCCGGCCCTCGGCCTCGCGCTTCTTCGCCTGCTCGGCGCAGTACGTGGCGAGGTTGGTCCACATGGTGCGGGCCTCGGCTGGGGTGATGGGGGTGGGCATGGTCAGGCCTCCTGCGCGCCGTCGCCGTGTGCTTCGTTCGGCGCCGGCTCGAACAGCGTCAGCGACAACATGCGCTGCAGTTCGGAGTCGCGAGTCGGCTGGTTCGTCGCTGCCTTCACACCGGCATTGGCGGCTCGCACCAAGCCCATCACGGCGGCCAGCGCGGCATGGCCGATGCCGATGGTCTTGCGGCCGTTCGCCATCTGCCACTGCAGCATGTCTTCAACCGCATCGCGGGCCTCGGCGACATTGGCTGGGTCCTCTTGCTCGATCTCGCGCATCAGTGCCCACAGCCAGACCAGCGTCGGCGCGTGCTTGTCGCGCGCCAACAGGATGAACATCGGCTCGTCGGGCGCTGCGTTCGCGTAGCAGTCGAACGCGCCGGGGTTGTTCTTTGTGCCCATGTCAGTGCGCCCCGGCCGCGGCGGCCTTGTTGCGCTCGATGAACTCGCTCGTCGCGTCGGGCTTCGGCTTGCGCCCGCGCTTCGTCAGCGTCGCCGGCTGGCCATCGGACAGCGTGACGTCGGTCGTCTCGTCGGCCGGGTCGCCGCCGTTGTCGTCGCCCTGGCCGTCCTGGCCGAACAGCGGGTGATCCTTATGGAAGGCCTGGGTGGTGCCGTCGATCGCCGGCTCGCCCAGCTTCGGCGCCGTCAGCGTGATCCACACCGACTGGCCCACGTGCATGCCCAGGAACCCGCTGCGGGCCGCATCCAGGTCGCTGGTGCCCACGCGCAAACGGAGCGTGATGCTGCCGCCCGGCTTCGGCTCGACGCTCAGTTTGTCGACCTTGGCCGAGCCGAACGTCATCGGGTCGGTGTTGTCGATGCCGTCGTCCACCTGCAGCGTCCAGCCCTCGTGCTTCGTCGGCAGCGTCACACGGTCGATGGAGTTGCAGCGCAGCACCGGCGTGGACTGCTCGATGCCTTCCAGATCCGGCTGATCGTCGACAGCCTTGTACAGCGCCTGCCGGATGGTCGGGTCGATGCTGTCGAGCATGGTGTTCGGGCCGGTGATCTCCAGGCCGATCGACACGGCGGGCTTGTCATCGTCACCATGGCGTTCGGAGCGTGGCGTCAGGGTCGCCAGGTGGGCCTCGGTGAATTCGAGAATCTGGAACATGCGTGCCTTTCGGTTAGTGGTGAAGGAGAACCGCCCCGGTCGCAACCCCGGGCTCTGTGATGCAGTTCGGTAGCCCCGTGTCCCCGGGCTGCTGCATCAGTCACCGCGCTTGCGGGCGGCTCGGTGATCAGGTGCGGACGGTCTTGCGGCGTACCGTCTTGGCCGGTGGCGCTGCAGGATCAGAGCCGTCATCGTCGACGTCATCGAAGATGCTGCGCGTGCCGTCGGCGTTCATGAAGGCGCCGGTCGGCGCGTAGTACTGACCGGTGCTGTTCACCGGCTCACCCGTCGCCGCGCTGATGGCCTTGTCGATGGCCGTGCGGTCGCTGGAATCGGCGGCTACCGTCGACTGCAACGTGCGCAGCGTGTCGAGCATCAGCGGCGCGGCCTGGCGCACCCGCTCGGCAGCGGCGTCGCGCTCAGCCTGGGCTCGGCGCGCGCCCTCTGCTTCTTCAACCTGACGCCGGCGCAGCTCGGCCAACTCGGCCGCATGCTTGCGCTCCTCGGCCTCGCGCGCCTCGCGCGCCAGGCGGTCGGCCTCGGCGCGAGCTTGGGCTGCAGCCTCTTCCGCAGCACGGCGCGCGGCGGCGGCCTCGGCGTCGAGCCGCGCGCGTTCTGCGGCGGCCTCACGGTCGATGCGCTCTTGCTCGGCACGGGCGGCCGCCTGCTGGCGCTCGATCTCCAGCTGCGCAGCCCGCTCGCGCTCGCGCTCAGCGGCGCGCTCTTCGTCCAGGCGGCGGCGCTCGGCGGCCAGGCGCTCGCGCTCCGCTGCCTGTTCGCGCTCGACCCGCTCCCGCTCGGCCTGCTCGCGCGCTGCGGCCTCGGCACGCAGGCGCTCCAGCTCCGCGCGTTCCGCGGCAATGCGCGCAGCCTCGGCGTCCAACTCGACGCGCTTGGCCAGCGCCTGGCGCAGCGCCGCGGCGGACTGCTCCTTCGCGAGGCGCGCAGGCGTGGCGAATTCGGCGAACACGGCCTCCGATACATCGGTCGCCTCGCAGGCCGCCAGCAGCGCGCGGATCTCGTCGGCCGAGTCGGCGAACGCGCCGGCGGCGGCCTGTGCGCGGATGGCCTCGACTTCGGCCTGCAGCCGCTCAATGCGCGCCGCCTTGGCCTGCCGCTCTTTCTCGCGGCGCTCTTCGTCGGCCCTGATCTGTGCGTCGATCGGCTCCTCCAAGGCGATGATCTCGGCCTTGAGACGCGCCGCCTCGGAGTCGATCGCTTTGCCGAAGGCCAGGGCCGGCGCCTTGAACTCGGCCCGCTTGCGCTCCAGCGACGTGCGCAGCGCCACCAGTTCCTGCCGTGCGGCGCGCGCGGCACGATCGCCGGCCGTTGTGGTCAGGTCGTACTTCGCGCCGGACAGCCGTGCCTTCAGCTCGGCCAGCGCGGCGGCGGTGCGGTCATAGCGGACGATGGCGTTGCCGTTGACGACTTCCGCGCGGTCGACAACTTCGGACGCGACCTCGTCGGCGTGCTCTGCGGTGGGGGCGTTCATCAGGCGTGTTCCTCGGTGGTGGCGGGTTCGGTGGTCTTTGGTGGGTTCAGCAGCGCGATGCGGTCGCGCTCGGCGATTCCTATCAGCGCCTTGTCTTCCTTCGAAAGCGCCTTGAAACGCGCCACGAATGCGGCCTGGCCTTCCTCGCGGCAGAGGATCTCGAAGTCGGCAACCATGCGGGCACGGCGCTCGGTGGTGGCCGGGTCGGCGGCGTGAACCTCAGGCCGCGCCTTTCCGCCACTGGCCCACTCGGCGATGCGCCGGCCGGACTCCTCGCTGATCGGCTGGTCGAGCGGGAACAGCGCGCGGTGCTGGTGCTGCAGCTTGATCGGCTTCGGGATGCCGGGTTGGCTGGCCAGCAGCAGGAAGGAAGTCGTCAGCTCGAAGGGGAGGTTCTTTTCGCAGACCGGGATCCAGCCTTCCAGGCCGGTCAGAGACTGCTTCGGCACGATCTTGGTCTTCATGCGGCCCTGCTCGTCGGGCTCGCGCACGATCTCGACCTTCTCCTCGGCGCGGAAGCACAGGATGAGGTGCGCGCGGATCTGCAATAGGCGCTGCACCATCTTCTTGTGCGCCATCTTCGGTTTGATCCAGGCCGCCATCTTGCAGCCCTCGCGCTTCTTCCAGTCCTGGCCGGCCATGCGGTCGAGCTCGGCCTCCTGCCAGTCGAGCACGCCGCCGTCGCCGGCCCAGACGTGCGTCATGCTGTCGACGACGATGACCGGATAACCGGCTTTGTCGGCGGCCATGATCGCCTCGGTGTAGCGCTCAGGCGAGAACGGCGCGGCCAGGTCGCCGTGGTCGAAACGGAACTGGTCGGCGTAGTGCTTGCCGCGCCCCGCTTCGGTGTCGATCAGCGCGAACGGCTTGCCACCAGCGATGCCGGCGGCCAGGCGCATGGCGGTGAAGGTCTTGCCGCTCCCGGTGCCGCCGGCCAGGCCGATCAGCAGCGAGACGTTTTCACGGACGGCGGGTTTGAAGGTGAACGTCACAGCATGGACTCCTCTTCCTTGATGGCCCACATGGGCGGGTCTGCCTGGAACACGTCGGGCGGGTAGTCGGGCCAGCGGTTCGACCGCAGGCAGTCCGCCCAGAGGCGCATGCCGCGCGAGATCTTGGCCAGCCCGAGGTCGCGCATGATGTTCGACGGCTCGACCAGATAGCAGAGGAACGGCGCGGCCGTCTCCTGCACGATGAAGATGAA